ATCGACTCCAAGCCAGTCGTGTGCAATAAAATTAATATTTCTATCTTTAAACTCATGCGCAGATTTTAAGCCTAATGCGCCTGATACGTAATTTCTAAAGTTTTCAACTTGATTATCTGTAACACACTCGCCGTTAACAACAATTTCATCAAACTGTGTATCAATACGATGTGGAACATTTTTAATCCATTCTGCAAGATGTGTCACATCTTCGCCTTGTTCTCCGTTACCACGAGTTATCGCAAGCTTAAGTTTGCCCCTACGATAAACCAGAGTTAAGTTAGAACCATCAATTTTTGGGAGTATAACATCCATCCAAGATTCAACTTCTTCTTCACCTTCATAAATCTTACGGAGAGAGTAAAGTTTATATGGATGTGTAATTTTACCAGCAGAACCGCCTACACGAAGAGTTGGTGAATCGTGGTCTCGCCAACCTTGTGCCTTTTCCATAGCTTCAAGCTTATCATACAACTGGTCATACTCACCATCTGAAATAGAAGGAGCAGACAAATCATAATAAGCATGATTATGTTTTTGAATAAGTTGTTTGAGTTCTTTGTAATTCATATAAAGAATATATCTGAAAATTAAGCATTAGGAAAGACTTCTTTTGAATCTTTCTTGTCTTTCTAACCACATTAAGGTAAAAGCTCTTACTGAATTTATTCTTGGGGTAAGATTGAATTCAAAAACTAAGTTTAAGTATTCTTGTAAAAAGGTATCGTAATCTAAGGACATAAGTTTATCGATACGAACTTTGATAACTTCTTCAGGTAAAAATGGGGGGTTTCCACTATTTATAATTCTTCTGTTTGAAAGATTATCGCCCGTGACAAAAATACATTTACTTTTTTTATACTTTTCATAAAGAGAAAAATCATGTGTTTTAAGAGCTATTTTTTTATTTTGCTTAACGAGATCAAAGTATTTTAAAAGATTTTCATCACTTTCCCAAGGTGTATGAAAATGTATATGAGCACATGCTAAATGTTGTTCTTTGAAAGAAAGTTCATGAGTTAAGTCTGTATAAAAACCTTCTACGGAATCAGGATATCTTATAGGATCGTCATACTCTAACTGATTTAAGTTTTTAAAAGAGTGATAAAACTCCTCATGAGCTGATAAGATGCGTAATAGGGAAGATCCAGCCATACCACCATGGAAAAATATTATTATAAAGTTGTCTGGATTTTTTAAAACTAATTTCTCAAAGGCCTTTTTTATTTTATTCATAACTTACTTGCTTTACTACTAAATCCAAGGGTTGTTGAGATATTTGATTAACATACTTCCTATTTTCATCAATTTTTATAATGTCATCTATCAAAGGATTATCAAAATCAATAGGAAAAAATTTAGTTAATGTTTCCAAATATTCTTGCTTATATAAATATAACAACTCTGTACTTAAATATATTTTATCAGCGTATTTTATATTTTTTAACTCTTTTAGGAATTTATGATAGGTTTTTTCGCCTCTTACTCTTTCTTCTTGTTTTTCAAGAATGTTCTTGTCTCTACCGATAATTAAAAAAGTAATATCACAATATAGTCTTGCTATATTAAAGAATTCAAAATATTTTGGAATATTTGGTTGTTTATTGTAAAAATAGGGACATGAAATTGACGTGATAAAGTAGTCTGATTTATCCCAGTCAAAAGCATGAAGTAGATCTGGATTTTTCCAGCAAAGAGAAAAAGGTTCTTCATGATGACCTATCCAATAAGTATCTAAAAGAGCACTCCACCCAAATACTTTTGGGTGAAGCGCAAATATCTTTGACCAAAGATGGTTTCCAGAACCTTGTGGTCCTGTTAGAATAATGAGTTTTTTATTTGACATTCATCTTACTGATAACAAGGGCTAGAATAGGAGAACCAAAGATTGCAATTAAAGTTCCCATAAAAGCAGTATTGGTATAACCTAATTTTCCTGCTACAAATAATATTTCACCAACTGTAGCTGGAATTAAAATACCCCAAAACATACCACGTTCTGTGATCCAGTGTGGTCTTACTAAGGAAATCATAGAAGGTAACCATACAGCAGCCCTTAAAACTGCAAAGAATAAAAATAGATACACAAGTTGCATTCCAGGAATATTAGCTACAGCTACTCCAGCTACAGCTAACGCAATCATTCCCCATCTAGCGTAGTTGATAACTGCTTGATCATCTGTACCACCTTTAAAAGCGTTAAAGATATCATGTCCTGTCATATTTGCTACAGAAGCAAACTGAGAGTCAAGAATAGCAACAAGTCCAGCAAAAATCATGAATGCAAAAAAGATGGATGCTACTGGAGGTAGCAGTGTTCCAATCACGATAGCATTGGTAGTACCAACCATGTTATTTGGAATACCAAGTTCTAATCCTGCAGCAAGAAATCCAAGCATTCCCATAAGGATTGGAATCACAATAAAAACAAATGATGCGATTACATATGATGGAATAATTGACCTTGTTTTGATAGAAAAGGCTCGTTGATAGAAAGAATTATCACCCCAAGGACCTCCCATGTGCCCCAGAAATGCAGCAGCTCCAAATCCTGTAAAAATACCCCAAGCAAACGGAGTCCCAAAGATTTGAGCACCTTCACCGGTGCGACCTCCTAAGCCTGCAACTACAACATCCCAACCACCTGCAGCAGAGATAGCCCAAGGAACTAATACTACAGCACCTGCCCAGACGACACAGATCTTAATAATTTCTGTAACAACTGTTGCTTTAAGTCCTGTTCTAAAAGAATAAAGAATAGCTACACCAGCCATCAGTAAAGTAGCAAGAGTGTAGTTAATACCTGTTAGCACTTCTACAGTTTTTGAACCAGCTAGAAGATTGATAGCAAAAGCACACGTGGCAAGAATCATCATCTCAACTACAAAAAGAGCTTGTACTCTACCAGAAAAACGTTCTTTTAAGTATCCAGAAAAGGTAAATCCTTCTGGAGCACGTTCCCTGATTTGTTTAGCAAAATATGCAAATGCTCCAAGAGTTAAGAAATTACCTAAACAGAACCAGAATAGTCCTACTAAACCATTAACATAGGCTTGTTGTGCAGAAATAAATAGTCCTGGAGCCCAAAGCCAAGCAGCAGCAACAGATAAACTGCCTTGAAAAGTGTTAAGCTCACGACGAGCTACTAAGAAAGAGGTTTTTGAGTCATTATAACCTCTTGAATACCAATAAGTCATTACTAGTGCAAATAACCCATAGGCTAAAAGTATTGTTAAACCAGTAGAAGGCTCAAATAGTGGAAATAAATTCATTTTGTTACGTAATCCCATTTAATTCGCTTACGAGATCCTTCTCGTAAATGTTCAATTTTCATATTGTACAACTCTGCATAATGTTTAGCAAGAGGAACGGTCCATCGGTCGAACCATGCTAGTTTTTTGCCATTTTCAAAAGGTTCGCCTGGATTAACTTTCATACATATTGTACCACCGGGTTTAAGAAGTGAGAATACCTTGTGCATTCTATCATCGATCCATTTAATATCATAAAAGTTAATTGAACCAAAACATATAATTAAATCAAATTTTAAATTTGTTTTATAATCCAAAATATCACACATTATATCTGCGTTTTTATTATAAAGATCAATTCCCGTAAAAGTTCCTAAACGAATTTGTTTTTTAAAAAGATTATCCCCACATCCAACATCTAAAACACATTGTGACTGTGTTACTAGCCGTATAACGTGGGGATCACTATCTTTACTTACGTATTCGTTTGCAAAATAGGTTTCAAGATTTTCCATTTTCAACTAACTGAATTAAATCATCAAGATACCAACGAGCTTTTTTAAGGTCTTCAAGCTGTTTTTCTTTTGTATCGTGCTTAAGATTATACCGAGTAACATATTTTATAACATTACCTTGTGAAAAACCCATTTCCCAAGAATCAATATAGGTTGTAGTCTCAATACCTTTGTTATAGTGAGGTGGGTGATTTACCATATCTACATCACGATTTAGGTAATCACGTATCTTTTTTTCTTCAGGTGAAGAAGCAATTTGCCTACGATTAGTTTTACCAAAATTACGTTCATACACAGTTTTACCACCATCAGGAGATTCATAAATTTTAGGATTTACTAAATCATGATGCGACTGAGATTTTTCAATTCTATGTTTTCGTTCAGCTTCCTCTTCTTTTGTTTTTCTTGCAAGAAATTGTTCAAAAGTTTCATAATCAGACATTTTATCTCCTATTTTGAGTGTGGGGGCATTTTTGATTCAACAAACCAGATGTGTTGGCGAAGTTTAGGGTGGTATTTGCGCATACGCAGCTTTTGCGCATTGCGCAGTTGAGTTAAGGTTTTTGCGTGAATAAAATGATAAGAAGCTGAATCACGTTTTTCACCTTCAGGTATCATCCACACCTTATTATTACGATTCTTTTTTGCAGCCATTACTTAACCTTTTGTTTAATAGCATTGAGAAGTTTTTGAAGGTTTTCTTTTTTATTAAGATTAACACCTTCAACTTCAATTTCTAATATTTCTTCAAGCTCACGAAGCATTACTTTAACAGTTAAAGAACGATCTTGTTCTTCAATTTCAGGTTTTTCATAAATCTTCAATTGAACTAATTTACTTATAACACTTCTATAACCTTTTGAGAAGTGAGAAGCTAATTCGTATACATCTTTTTGGTTTTCTTCAGTATATAGTTTAATTAATTCTGCTTCTTGTTCGTCATTCCAAGCTTTTACGCTCATTATTTACTCCAATTCTAATTCAAGCTGGTTATTCCATACGTATCGTTGGGCAACCGCTTTACTTGCGTCTTCTAGTAGAGGGATAAGAGAACTTACTTCATCTGCTGGGATAGAAAATCCTGATTTAGTTGGATACCATTGTCCGGTATCCCCATCCATCGCATATTCTCTAATATGAAGATAAAGAGTTTCTCTAAATTCATTTATAGTAACTTTTACTGCATTCCCGTTTGGTTTATGAAAAGCAGTACCAAAATCAATATTCATAGCTTGATAATCTGTTCTGTGTTGATAAAATCTTTTAACCACGGAGTAACAGGATACGCTTTAAAAATTTGTATTAAAGAATATCGAGTTTCTGTTTTTGAGTTATTTATCATACCGTGTGCTACAATATCTGGGTCAAATATGACAGATTGTCCTTTTTTTAATGTAAATTCTTTTAATTCTTCGCCTTTAGGTTTAAACCTATAAATAAAATCATCGCTTTCTGATAACGCTGTTAGTAATCTAATATTATAATCAGCATTATTTTTTACCTCTATGTTATTATAGTCTACATGCATTGGTGTTTCATTATTAGGTAATTGTTGATGTAGCCTAATTCTAGTAGTGTTAATATCAAAAAAATCTACTAAAGGTTTAAAAAGCTTATAATAAGCAGTGTAGGAATAATCATCAGGGTGTTCTTGCAAACCGTCTCTATAAAATGTGTGTATTTTTCCATCTAAACTTTTAATAGCTATTCCTTGACAATGTCCTTTTAAATCATAGTCAAAATGATCTCTAAAATCTATCTTATCCCAATGTTTAAAATTAAAATTTATAATAGTTTTAGGTAAGATAAGCATTTAAATAATTTTTTATTTGGTTACCCTCAACAGGTTTATCCAAATAATCCTTTCCAAGTATCCAAATATTAGGATTTTTTTCGTTTATTTGACTACACCAATCGTCATAACATTTTTTTACTCCTGATAAGCCTCTTAAGTACTGAGCATTTACAGTATGAAAAGCATTGCTCCACCATATGACTGAAGTTTGATCTTGAGTAATTTTTGATGTTATTTTTTCAGGATTTTCACATACATCGCAATGAATATATGAGTGTTTTAATTCTTTGTATTGATTCCAATGTTCTTTAATGATTTTTTCTGATCCCCACCACTTAATCTCTCTTTGCCAAAGTTCTTGTCGAGAAAGCTTTTGAGTTTCATTACCTCCAGTTTCATCTATATTATACTTTCTTTCTGCCCAATCTAAAAAGTCAGGGTAGTCTTCTCCATTCCAGTGAGATAACAAAAGTTTTTTAAAAGCAAGAGCTGGTTTACTATAATCATAAAACACAACTTCTGTATCTTCTTGAAAACCAAAACGATTAAGTATCATATTAGGTTTAAAACTTGCAGCAACAGAGTATAATTTATTAATAGGTTTATCTATTTTTACATAATCTAAATCTATGTAATTTTCTGTATTCCAAAAAAATACACATTTTGGAGCAAAACTAATAATATTATTTATCCAAGATAATTGATGTTCTAGGTCAGCAGCACTAGTAGTAGGATAAATATATTCTTTTGATTCTCTAATTTTCGGATGAAAGTTAAAAACTGTTAAATCATTAGCAAGACTTGTATTAATAAAATTCCACCCATCTACAAGAGGAGTACAAACAGTTAAGTTTTCAGCCGGTTTTAAGGATAAAGGAGTATAATCATCATGTATATCTTTTGAATGTCTTATAGCTTTAGTAACAAATTCTTCTTTAGTCGTTTTTTCCCCAAAAACAGGACGATCAAACTTCTCATAATATTTTAAGTTTACTAGCATACACTGCTTATGTAGCCCGTAATACCCATTAAAACCTTGAGGGTTATTTTTATTCTTTTTTTCTTTATCCATAATATGACCAGTAACAAAGAAATTTTGTTCTTTAATCCATTTTTCAATAAAGGTAAAAAAGGAAACATCTTTAATAATATGACCTACAGATTGAACTATACAGTAATCAACACCATGAGTTAATGCTTCATCTAGTACATCGTTAATATCTTGTTTAACAATAATAGGTCCAAAATATTTAAATCTGGTAAAAAATTCAGTAATTTCTTTCCTTTTCTGATCAAGAGTTAAATTACCGTGTCTAGTATCATCATAGATGCCTACCACATAGTTTTTATTAATTCCCATTTTTCTCATAGCTACGAACTACTAAATCCTTAAATTCTTCTGTTTTTATTCCGTGAACAATAATATGGTATCGATCTTCGTTAGAATTATTAATATATGCATGCTCATTACCTACATCCAACATCATCATGGTTCCAGGTTTAAAAGGGACAAATCCTTTATGGCCTTTCATTTTCATCTTACAGCCTTTTGGGTGGTTTAAAGCCATATTGATAGGAGAAAGCTTATTAATATCTGTATCCTTATGTGGTGTAATAAAACCTCCTGGCTCAAGTAACATGAATCTTACTCTATAATAAGAAGAAAAAGGAAATACATTCTTAAAAAAAGAAACTGTATTAGGACAAAGACCAGAAATTTCTGTCCATCTGTAAGGAGTTTCTTCATTAGATTTATAACCATATTGTTCATAGTGATTTGTTTTTTCTGCCGAAATACCGTGAATTGATAAGCTACGCCAACCTTTATGTCTATAACCCCCTACACCATCCTCATCGCGGTGATTTACAAAGCGATCTTTTAATGCAACAGCCTCTTTAAGCATAGATTCATAGTTGAATTGGATGTCAAGCTTTAACCAAGGTAATCCACTTTCATTTACTATCCAATTAAAGTCTTTCATCAATATATATCCAGTAGATCTTCATCAAATGCAAAACTTGTTCCACATCCGCAAGAGGCTTTAGCACTAGGATTATCAACTTTGAGAAGCTTGTTCATTCCTTTGTCTTCTAAATCTATAGTAGTTCCGTACAAAAATTGTAGAGATTCACGATCTACTAAAGCTGGTGGTGAATTCGAAAACTGAATATCTTCATCTGTAATTTCTGAAGCCACATCAAAAGCATAATTAAAACCGGAACATCCCCCGCCGTAGACTGAGAACTTAAAATATTGTCCTTCTTCCAAATTCTGAGTAATAAATATTCTAGCTTTAGGAGTAATATCTGGCAACTGACCAGAATAAGACTCATCAATGATCGGAGCGTTTCCATGAAAATCCTGTAATACTTTATCTGCAAGAGATGGTTGATGGTTGTCTAAAACCTTTTGAGCCAATCTTGCAAGCTCATCTTCGTCTTTATTAGCTTCTAGTTCTGCTTCAAGTTCTGCAAACCACTTATCAATTTCTATGTCGGATAGGGTGTGTTTTTCTGGCATCTACTTTCTCGATTACTTTCACATAAGATTCTACAACATTTTCCCAAGTGTTAGTCATTTCAAGACTATCTAATTTAGAAAAATGTTCTTTTTTATCGTGCGAATGATAAATATATTGTACTACTTTTGATAAAGATTGTCCATCAGGTTCATTCATAAAAGTATGAGAATTCATCATGGTGAAAGCGTCTCCTGGTTTTTGAGCAAAAATTTGACCAGAAGTAATATCTACAGGTTTTGGGTTAGTTTGGATTCTTAATCCGATATCATTTGGAATAAAGTCTTCATGAGGTCCTTTATCAGGTAAGATAGGCAAACACCCGCATGCTACAGCTTCTTGTATATGCATCCCAAACCCTTCAGCGCGATAAGGGTGTACAACCACTTTTGAAGCGGTAAATAGCCCAGCCATTTCTTCATCAGTAAGAGTATCATCTATATAAATAACTTTTGCACATTCAGTTTTATATTGCATTTTAATGATCTCATTAAGAATATTATTTTGACCATAAATTTGGGGTGTGTCTTTAATAATTAAACGAGCATTATCATAAGACTTAAAAGACTTATGCCATGCATTGATTACCAGGTCTAAACCTTTTCTCCATTGAGGATTACCTACGTAAACAAAATTAAATTTATTAGGATCTATCCCGTATTTTGTTAAAGGTTTTGCAGATTTGTTGAAAATATCTTGATTATAACCATTTGGAACCACTGTAATACCACCAGGCCGCATTCCTCCACGAATTGCAATATCTCTAATATAGTTTGACGGTACTATTACATGATCTGCGAAAGTTTCCCATTTATATTGCCACTCAAACGGTAATTTTGGATATTCCCATGGTTGAATATAGATAACTTTAGTTCCATCTTTAGGAGGCCATTGCCAAATAGGTGGGTATGAGTGTCTTAATTGTATTTGTGCTCCTGTTTTAGGCATCTCTTTACCAGCAAGATTTTTTAGCTCTTTAACAACGCCTTTATTTAAACCATGAACTGGATCAAACGAATCAAGAGGAGTAATATATACATCATGATATTTTTGTAATCCTAATGCTAAATTACGATTAATTATAGTTAATGAATGATTATCAAAAAACTTTCCTACAATTTCAACTAACATTAGTATGCTCTCCCTAGATTTTGTTTAATATAATCTTCTACATGTTCTGATGGAACTGCAAATAGCTTAGGCCATTGTGCTTGTCCTAAACCCGATGTTTTAAAGTTTTCTAGTTCATGATAGTTATCCCAAGTAACCTGTGACCAGATTTGATAAAAAGGATCTTTTTCGACTAGATCTGAATGACCAATATTGTGTATTTTTTCATGAAGTTCTTTATCAGGACGGCAAAGACTCCAATGAAGAGCGACAAGTGGGGACATGATTCTATTAGCTCCTGCACCTGACTTATCAGTCCAACGAGCATAAGTAAATGTACTGTTTTTTGATGTAGCAAATCCTTGATTTTCTCCGAAAAAAGGCGTATCATCATGATTTGCAATAACAAGAGTTTGTGATTTGTCTTCTTCATCTGTTACAACCTTATAAGGAGTTGCCCAGGTCATGCAAATATCAACTTTGTTAAAGTATGGCTCTACAATAGGACAAAAATCATAAAAGAATGTTTTCGCATTTACAAGCATCTCATCTGCATCAAAAGAGAAAATCCAATCATGTGAACATTGAGCTTTAAGAAAGTTACGTTCATAGTTATCATTTTCAATTGCAACTTGAGACTGATGAAAATCTTCTTCAATAATTGAAATTTTTCCATCACCGTCAATTTGTGAAAGTTCTTTCCATAACGCTTCTTCGTTGATTGAGAAGGTATTACCACTCCAAGTCATGCGATCTTTATCAATTCCTAAAACAATTTCATCTACGTAGTTGTAATAGCGTTCAATAGATTTAGGTAAAAACCGATTAGCATCATAACTAATAAGGCTTATAGCTGATTTTTTTAACATTCATTCCTCACTTTGAAGCAGTGTTAGAGGTTGGTTTGGCAGGAATTGGTATAGATTTTGTAGCAACAGCTTTCTTTTTAAGTCCGTAAATACGAATACCACTATAGTAATTAGAGGCATCACTAGTTGCGCCAGATAGACGTTTTTCATCCCAAAGAACTGTAAATTTCTCTTGATGCTTTAACATTGCCTCATTAAGTTCTTTAGCATGCATTGAGTTTGACTGTTGTGAAAAGATAACAACAGACTCTTGAGCAAGTGTGGGTAAAACTTTTTCAAAAAACGCTTCATACACTTCTCTACTTACAGGCGAAACATCAAAAAAGCAAACATCAAACTTTGGTTTACCAGTCCAGTTTACGTCTCTGAAGTCACCTTCAATCATAGTAATTTTATCACCATTTAAAACGTCAGCTGCTAATCTATAGGTATTAATATTAGATTCAAGCTGTGACTTCATATTATCCCAAATAAAACCTTCAGGAGCCCACTTATTTGCTTCTCTATCGTCATACATAAAATTATCAACACCATACGCATTAATTTTATTACCCCGCATAGCGGCAATAAGCGTAGCGCCTTTATATGTACCAATTTCTAAATAATTATGTTCACCAGCAGCATTGATATTATTAATAAAATGTTTTAACCTACGAGAGCATAAACCAAAAATATCACGTTCTCTTTCAGTAAGTTTTGATCTTTCACTATCTGCTTCTTGCAGAGCAGCTAAAACCCAATTGTGAGTTACTTTACTCATTTTTGTCTCCTTAAAATATGATTATCTATTAGAAAAAATGGAATACAAAATACTAGTAATAGAATCCAAAATACTAATAATGGAATCGCCCATAATATTGTACAAATAAACCCAAACCAAGCTATAATTGTAGTAAGAGGGCCTGCACGTCTTTTTGTATTTACCAATGCTTTTTCTAAGTCATCTTTTGATATAAATACTTTATCCACTTTTAATCTCCTTGTCCAGCGTTTTATAAAATTTTGAGTTTGCCCATTTCGTCTGGAGACGAGCGAGATTTCTCATTTCCATATCAGCTTTATTTTGATCTTTTATTCGTTTGTTATCTCTGGATTCATGGTGATAGAGTCGTACAGGTATCTGATAGATGTTGAAACCAGCTTGTCTTCCTGATAAGCAATAATCGACGTCTCTGTTGTAAGTCCATTCATAGGAGGGGTCAAAGTCGCCAACGGTATTGATAAATTCCCGTCTAATGTAGCAACCTCCAAATGTTGTCCAAGCAACTTCTCTCGTGGAATCGTATTGTCCTGAATCAACTTCCAGTTCTGACTTAAAAGTTCTCCCGTTTTCAAGTACCAACCCACTTCCGAAGTGATCTGGTCTATTGTCTGTGAATTTTCCTCCTGCACATTGTATGTAATGTTGGCCACTCTCGTTTGTTGCTGGGTACAGTAACAAACAACCAAACATTCCTGCTTCTGGGTAACGCTCGACATATTCAAGCACCTCCTCCCACCATCCGTCATGATAAGGAGACATGTCGGCGTGTAAAATAAAGATGTCATCATCTGGATATTGCGACCACATCTTTTGAAACATCAAATCTGATCCAATTCCAGCAACATCACGCTCATAATGAATATCTAATTCCCAGAATTGATTTTTATGATGAAGAATTTCATTCTCAAACACATAAGGTGTAATAATTTTAATACCAGCCATTATTATAATCTTCTTTATATTTTTCCATAATCCATTTTATTTGTTCATTATTAAGTACAATTTCTTCTTTTTCACCTGATTGTTGTAAATGAAGATTTGGAAGATGAACTTTTGCGTAGTCTTCTAAAAATTCTCTTACCTCTTTCATTCTGTCATGCTTAAATATGTGTGAATAAATTGCGTGAGTTCCATAACAAGAGGTCTGTGTTCTAAAATGCTCTTTTAAAACTGGACGGTTCATCAGTAAATCATCCCAATTATTAATTAATTTTTCAATATTATTTCCAAGCTCACCAAGCCATCTCATATTTTGATATGCACTGATAAAACGTTTAACAGGATCTCTTTTTATGCAAAAAGTAATTTTTGATGTATCATACTCAGTTTCAAAAAAATCATGTTTTTGTACTCGTCTTTTTATATTTTTATAAGCATGGTCTCTTTTACTAGGAACGCTCATAAACCACTCAGGCTTACTTTCATAAAGATGAGGTTCTCTAATTAAAACCATCCAAGCAAGAGTAGTTCGTGAAGAACATTTTGGAGCATGCACGTAACGTAAGTTATAATCAAATAAGTTAGTAAAATAATTCATTTAAAAACATACTCTATTTCACTCTCATGTGAGATTGTTTGAAAAAGTTCATTATAATTAGCTTCTTTTTCGTCAAAATTAAATCCACAAAGAATAATACGCTCAAAGTTGAAAAATTGTGCTAAAGCTATCGCGTTTAATCCAGACGATAAGCTGGAACAACTATGAAATAGTCTATAGTTAAATTCATAACATCTAAAATGGTCTTTATATTTTTTATATTTTTGTGGTGTAGTAAAAACTGGTTGAGTTCTAAACCCATCAACACCTTCACGTAATATACGATCCATAATCGGGTCATCTTGTGCAAAAATTATATTTGCATTAGGGTGATGTAAATTTGCACTAATAGAAAATATATCAGGGTAATCAGCAGCTTTTGTTTTTGAAGAGCCAGCACCCACAATTAAACATTCTCTCATTATATTTTATTTTTATTTTTAATCTCTTCAGTACGTGCATGAATCCATTTTTTGACAGCATCGGCTTCTTCTTTTGAGAGATTCCAGCGCTCTTTATAGTTTGCTACTTCAAAATCATGAGATTCCCATTGTAAAGCATGTAAAAGATTCATTTCAATACTTGTAAGCATTATATTAACTTATCAGTCCAAGTTTTAGGGGTTTCGTCTGTTACAAATTCTAACGGAAGGTGATATTCAAACTCTCGCACTTGCGGTTTAATCCACGAGATCATTTCTTTAAGAGTTTGATCTACAGTAATTGATGCATTATAATTAAATTCTTTTCTTATTTTATCAGATGAGCAAAAAGCATTTTTTACTTCACGAGGTCTATCGGGAAAATGCTGAAGATTTGGATACTTTTCACAAAAATGTCCTACTTTATAAGCTAATTGTTTAATAGAGATTTCATTATCATCAGGACCAATATTATATATTTGTTTTGCTATATCTCTATCAGAAATCATTATTTTATATACAGCTTCAATACAGTCATAAACATTTGAAAAAGACCTTTTTTGTTCACCATCTCCATAGACAATAATAGGTTTTCCTTGTAATGTTCGATTAATCATAATACCGACTACATTCCTAAACGGATCATAATACCTTTGTCCTTTACCAATCACATTATGAGGAACAACTGTTACAAAATTTAACCCATGTATTTCATGTAGCATCTCAAGGTGTTCTTCTGCTTGAGCTTTTGCTAATCCGTAAGGATCTACTGGTTTACGAGGTAAGTCTTCTGTAAATGGCGGTGTTTGATCTCCATATCTAGCCATAGAAGAACAATTAATTAACAATCTTACATTATTGGCTAAACAAGCTGATGCGATAGATACAGTTCCAGATACTATAGAATTTACTGTACAAGCAGGAGAGAATACGCTCAAACCTTCGTAAGGAAGAGCCGCAGTATGAAATACACAGTCAGCACCTTTACAAATTTCTGTTAAAAGTGCTGTATCTTGAATATCTCCTCTAATATACTCTGCTTTTTCAGGTACATTTCCTTCTACCCCGCCTATCATATTATCTATGCCTATAACCTCATAACCACCTTTATTTATAAGATAGCGTGCATAAGTACTTCCTAATAATCCTGAAATACCCGTGATGATTACTCTTTTCACCAGACAAACTCCTTTTTGTAATGTTTTACAAGCTCAACTATATCTTTATCAAACTCATGTTTTGGTTCCCAACCTAAAGATCGTAGGGGTCTACAAGAAATGGCATAACGTTCGTCTTGTCCTGGTCTTTCATAAGATAAATCATAGTATTCATGAATCTTAGGTACAGATCTATTGAGATAACCCATGAAATAGGACTTAATTATCTTTTCAACTGTATCTTTATTCATTTGTTCAAATTGCGATGAAATATTATAAATATTATTTCTTTCTGCTTTATTATAGAGTAGTAAAATTGCTTCTGCTGTATCCGCTGAGTGTGTCCAGGTTCTATACGGTTTTCCCATATTATGAAGTTTAATTGTTTTTCCTCTTGTTAGCCTTTTTACAGAGAGTGGAATAAGTTTTTCAGGGTATTGGTAATACCCATAGTTATTAGAAGGGCGTGTTATAATATATTCAAGTCCATGAGTTCTTGCCCAACTTTGAATTAATAAATCAGCGGCAGCTTTAGAAGCAGAATAAGGGTTAGAAGGATTTAACATGTCCCATTCATTAAACTCGCCCTCAACGATATCACCATATACTTCGTCTGTTGATATCTGAAAAAAAAGTGGTTTATCAGAGCGAATTACAATTCTACTATTAATTAATTCTAATAGGTTTCTTACCCCATCAATATTAGATTGTATAAAGTTTGAACAATTTTGATTACCAATATCAACGTCAGATTCAGCTGCAAAATTAAAAATTACGTCACATTCTGGGAGCCATTTTACGTCTTTAATATCTTTTTCAACCCATGTAAATTGATTAAGATCATATTTTAGGTGTGCACGATTTGATACGTGTGTAAACTTATCTATACCATATACTTTCCACCCATTACGTAGAAGTAACTGAGTAAAGGTGGTACCAATAAAACCTGCAAATCCTGTAACTACAGCTATTTTATTCATTTTCTTTTCTCATGATTGGGTGACAAATGATTCTGTTATAGATTTCAGTAGATATTCTTAAACCTCGTAAAGGAACATAATATTTTTTAGCTTCGCTATTGTCTATTTCTTCAAGTGTCATTGGTTTCTCATAGATGTATGGAAGACAAGATGGCAAAAATTTATTATCGTCTGCGTGATTTGGAAAAAGATCTCCTAAATGATTTTGATTAAGATGAAATAGCGTATCATAATATGAATCTAAAGTATTATCCATCAACTCATCTATATTAAATGAGTCCCAATACTGAAGAATACCGGCAGCAGAAAGTTCACTCATCTTAAAGTTAC